GCTGGGCCGAGCTTAAATTCGTCAAAGACAATTGTGAAAGCGTTGGTGTTTGTGTTGTTGACCTTGATTCTTAATTCAACTTGCTCAGTTGTACTTTCAAGGTAAGCCACATAGTTAAATGTCGTAGCGCCTGAAACATTTAAAAGCTCTAGGTCATCAGCTTGGCCTGAATACAATACCGCAGAGTTGGTTACATCATAAACTTCGACAATCAAGTCGCCTGATACATAACCACTTATAGGCTTGAACGCGAATGACCCAAAGTTAACCTTGCCTCTGTCGATTGGGTCGATTGTTTGGGATGCTAATTTTATAAAATGACCGTTTCTATCGGCAGCGTCTTTAACTAATTTTAAAGAATTTGTCCCTTGCAGAACCTCACCAACCGTGGTCGTTACCGATAAAGTTAAGCCCGCACTTGCCGAGCCTGCGCCATCGTCAGTTAACCAAGAGCCAATTGTTGCCGACTCGAACTTGCTAGAATCTGTATCAACGTAGTTTTTAGAGCCTTCGCCACCGCCACCGGAGCCAACTTGTCTTTCGATCCCATCGCTTGCTACCTTGTAAAGACTGCCATCGCTTTTAGCATAAACCTTTACAGCCCCAGCGCTTGGGGTCGTGGGTGTTGTAATCTCTGTTAAAATCGCAGCATCACCAAAAGTTTTATTTGTTAAGGTCTGGACGTCGCTTGTGCCTACCACATCGCCAGTAGGTACAGCCTTGCCACTAACGGCAACGCCCGAGCCATCTCTTTGCAAGAACTTATTGGCGTCTCCGGCCTCGGTTTTTAGAGATGTAAGAGCTAAGTCTTGAACCGTATTGTCATCGCCATCAATGGTCTTATTGGTAAGTGTTTGGGCATCATTTGTGCCCACAACGGAACCACTAATCCCATGCGCCGTGGTCGCATTAACGTGAGAAACTAAATCAGAATCAATCGCTGCCGAATAGACTCGGTTCTCTTTAAGAGCCGCCTCGACATCTGTTGCCAAAATCGCTGAGGCGGTATTATCAAAATTTACATCATCGGACTTGACGTTAATAACCGTATTGTCATCACAGTCAATAGTCTTGTTGGTCAAAGTCTGAGCCTGATCAGTGTTGACCACGGTCCTCGCACTTGAGGAATCGTGATACTGCACCTGATTAGACGCCGCCGTGTTTATTAAAATCTCGCCACCTTTTGTGGGGGCTGAGCCTCTATCTTCTAACTGCGCATCAATGAGCTTAGACTTGACCTTCATGACCTATAGATCCCTTGCTGGAATAAATTCAACACATAAACGGAATTGACCTGCCGTTAAAGCTGCCACAGCTACCGTAATAGTAAGCTCAGAGTCAGCCGGCACTTCAATAGCCGTTGCACTTGAAGTAAGAGTCAATTTACCAGTGCCCGTGAAAGCCGCGTTATCAAAAGCCGTTGCTGCCACAAGTGCCGTCGAACCCGCCTTTACCGCAATCGTCGCCAAGCCGCCGCTATCGGGGTCGACAACTTTTTGCAGATAAATATCAGTTACGATAACCGCTTGATCAAACTTTGCACCTAGAGCAATGTCGCCCACAGCCCCACCAAGGGTAGCGAAATTGTAAGTCGCAGCAATCACACCCTTACCTTTAGCCAAGCCATCGGCAATTCCATAAGCTTCAAAAGCACGAGTGGTGCGCTTTAAAGTTTCTTGTTGTTTTGTAGTTAAAGCCATTTTCTTTTATCTCCATATAGAAAAGGCCCTATCCCGCCAGATCTTTCAAGCTAACGGGAAGGGCCTAAATTGTTACTTAGAACGTAGGAACGCTGTGAATGATACCGTGGTGAGAAGGCAAGACCACAAGGGCAGCTTCAAAACAAGTATCAACAATGTTCACAAGACCAGTGGTCTCACGCTTAACAAAGAACTCATTTCCGTTAGCGTCTTTATCACGCTTAAAGAAAGAGTTGCCGCAAAGGTGAATAGCAGACTTATCAAGAGCAAAAGCCGTATTCACATCGCAATCGCGAATCGCTACGAACTCAGCACTTCCGTCAGGACCAGTGATTGAAACATGGCGAAGACCATATCCAACCTTTTTAGTCTCGGCAGTGTAGCGCTTGTTGTTCTCTAGCCCAGCCGCGATGTACTGCATCCACTTCAAAGGAATAACAAGAATCTTGTCCATGCTTCCCTTACCTTGATCCATGATCTCGTAATAAGCAGAGAAAAGGTCATCAAGAAGAGTGGCCGTAGTAAAACCGCTTCCGTCGATAGAAAGAGCCTGCAAAGCGGGGTAAAGGCTTTTTTGATAGCCAAAATAGTTAGCAGATCCGCCAGCACTGTTTGGAAGCAAAATGCTCTTCAAAGACTGAGGAACATTGGCAGTACCTGGGTTATAAATCGCAGCACCCTGAGCTACAGTGTAGCCAGAAAGATCCACGTTAGAACCACCAGTTCGAGCGTCTTGAATGTGAAGCTCTTTAGTGTTCACATCAATACCAACAATGTAGCCAGTCGCTTCGGAGCTGTTCGCGTCATCAACAATGACCTTTTGACCAATGTTAAAACGGTGAGGATAAGAAACTTGAATCTTTCCACCCGCAGTTCCGTCGGCGATAGCCTTATCAATAGATCCGTCACCAAAATAAGTAACAGAAACCATTTGGCTCATAAGCTCAGAGAAACGGTTTAAACGCTGAGGCATAATTTGAAGATAAGAACGCTTCATGTCCCCACCGTGACGGCGAAGGTCAGAATTGTTGAACTTCATTGTCCCCCAAAGCTCTTTAAGATCAGTCTTGGTGAGAGTCCCCATCAAAAGCTTATCTTCGGCGATATCGTTATCAGCCGTTAAAGAACCCCAAGAAAAGCTGGCAGCTTGGCCCGCTTCAAAAGGAATTTCCATGGTGCCACCATACCAGTCGGTTTTCTTTGGAACCCATTCAACAAACCAATTGTGACGCTTAAGTGTTTCTAAATGTAATTGCCAAGGCGTATAGCGCTTGAGCATATCGTTAAAAGTTACTGTAGTTGCCATTTCGCAAGTCTCCTAAAAATGATTAGTGTTTACTAATGGGCTTAACCAAAAAAAAGCCCACGCTTAATTTACTTCGCCGCCGTACTCGCTCTGATATATGGCTTTTATATCATCTAGAGTTCTAACGACTCTTTCCCCAGGTGAGTCCCCACTCCCGTCTATGGCAGGTATCACTGGAATTTCTCTATTCGTTTGTTTTTTTAAGGGAGCTTGCTGGCTCGGATTTTGTTGAGTTTGATTTTGAATCGGCTGATCACCCACCAAACTGCCCAAATTATATCTTTCAATAAACTCATTGACAAGTGGGGTAGGGCGAATAAATCGCTTTTCTGTCTGATAAATTTGCTCTCCCCGCATCAAGCACTCATTTAAAAAGGCACCTGCCCCATATTTTGAATCATATGCCTCGACTATGGCCGTGACTTTTGGGTCTTGAAACACTTGTTGAAACTCGTTTTGCGTCTCGCTCATCAATTGCTGCTCTCTTTGTTGTTCCGTTCTTTGAAAGCGCATTTCAAGCTCTTGGATCTTGCGATCGCGCTCGCTCAGCTCATTTTGAGCCTGCAATTGGTCTGGACTTAAGGTGGCCTTTTCATAGGCTAATTTTATTAATTCCTGATCGGAATAGCCGAAACCACGCACCAAATCCTGCAAGGTGGGCTTGGGAAGGCCAACTTTTTCAAATGCGGCCTTATAATCTTTCAACTCCGTTTTCTCAAGAAACTGATTCACATCCTGACTTAAGGCTTGATAGCTCTCTTGAGCCTTTAGCCCTTCGGCTTTAACGATTTCAAGTCCCTTTGCCTTAGTGAAAAGATCGACGTAGAACTCTTGTTTTTCGGGAGAGTCGATGAGTCCTTTGAGCTCTTCGGGCATATCGAACTTTTTTCCTCGAAAGGAATATTGGAGTTCTGGCTCAAACTTGGGGGCTTCGGCTTCGATTTTCTCGGAGCCTTCAATTTCTCCTCCAGCATTTTCTTCCGCTTGAGTGCCTTCTCCTTGTTCTGCCTTTTCTTCTCCTGCAAGCCCTTCCGCTTTAACTTCGGACTCAACTTTTTCTTGCCCATCTTCCTTGTCCACTTTCTCGATAAAATCCGCGATTGGATCTTTCGACTCAACCGACTCGACCACATCTTGTGGCTGATTCATGTCTAGCGTTTCAGTCTCTTGCTCTTGAATTTCCATGCCTTTTTTCTCCTTTTTTAAAATGGAAGGGTCGGCTGAACGCCACCACTCATTTGTTGTATAATCTCATCTGTAGGCCCCATGGGCTGACCCATCCCCATTGAAGGGTCTTGGCCGGCCATTATCTGAGCTTGAGTCTGCATATCGGCAATCTCACTTAAGCGCTCTTGCAAAAGCCCCTGATCCCCAAGTCTTTTTTCAAGCCACTCCAAAGCATCTTGCGGTAATTGCAAGCGTCGAACTTTGGTCGGATCATTGGGATCACTAGGACGATACACGTCACATCTAACCAATGCTCCGCCACTTGGGACCATGCCAGCGTTAGCGTCTCTGATCTCATCGGCAGCTTGCTGCAAGACTTGCTCGTGTTCCATTTTCTTTTGTTCAAACATTTGCTGAATCTCTGGCGAAAGATTTGGAAAGTCCTTTTGTTTCATGCGATCAACAAGCATTTTGATATACATCTCGTGATTGTCATACTTGCCAGCCCCCACATACTGACCGCGCTCAAGAGCCAAGATATCGCTCTCGATATTCTTTAGATCAATAGTGATATGCTTAAAGGCGTGATGGCGATTAAGTATCGGGAATTGAGACAAAAGAGAGTTCATTGTCTGATCATCAAGATTTTTTCCCGCATACTGGAGAATGGTCTCAAGTTCAATGACCTTACCCATCTGAGATTCAAGATCGGCTGACACCTCTTCTAATTTCATCATGTAATCAAGGCGATTGATTTGCTCAAACTCTGCAAATAGGCCAGCGTTCTCAGGCCCCAAGAGATTAGCAAAGCGCTCTTCATCCATGTACTTTTGCTCTAAGAAAAGATAAGTGGTGGCAACACTCTTAAGATAGCGCTCAAATTTGCCCGCAGGCTTTGTGAAAATGATCTTTTGCCTTTGCATTTTATAAATCTCAGCTTTTGGATCAAAGGCTTGAGCCGTGGGGTTTTTATTCTCAGGCACATTTAAAAGGCGATAAATCTCAGAGATATTGTGCTCTAAATAATTGACGAATTGCTCACCCGCGCGACCTGGAATAACTTGCGCAGTTCCGGTTGTGTAATAAGTTCTAATTCCTGGCTGATCAATTCCGCGCTCAAACTTAGAACCTTTATTTAAAATGACCTTATCATCGCCGATTGTTAATTGGTGTTCAGTTATTTTGGAAGCACAGCGATTGACCTCAATTTGGGACGGGCGAACTCGCTTAATGGGTGAAAAGCCACGAGCAGAACTTTCAAATCTTTCGTTTCCTTCCCACTTAATGGGATAAGACACTTCTCCAAACTCACCAAAAGGAATGGTTCCCTCAAAAAGCTTTCCATAATCAGTCCAAATGACAAAATAACCTTTCGGGTATTTAGGGGACTGGCGAAAGTAAATTTCCTTTAAAAGGGAGTGACCCTCTTTTTCTTCAAAGGAGCCTGAGCCAGAGTTAAAAACTCTAAAGGTCGTGTTGTGTGAGCCCTTAATTTTATCAAGGGCTTCCTGCTTTTCCTCATCACTTAATTTATCAGCGCGTTTAATCAGGCCCTTTAAAATATCGTTTGAGATCATTTTTCGATAAATAAGCCAAGGGGACTCATTCATGTCTCGAGCGGATTTACATCTTAAAAGATCAAAGGCAGGGATTCGCTCTATAACGGTCTGACCATAAAAGTCGGCCTTTGTTTCATCTGGCACTGGCTCATGGGGGATTTGCTGCCCCATAATGTCAATAGAAAAAGGCTCAAGCGTTACTTCTCCATTTGGCCCCTTAAAAACGGGGAAAGACTGATCCCCCATGACTTCAACTTTTTGGCGAAAACCCTTAATGCCACCCTTTAAAGGATGCCAATAGATTTTGCAAGCGACCTCTCCAAGCTCCATGAAGTTATCTAGAGAGCGCTCAACAAAATCACTCCAGTTGTTCTTTTCTTTCCCGCACTTTAAAACTTGGCGAGCGATCTCTGCCGCCTTTTGATGGCGTAATTCATTCTCAACCACAGGATAGGGGAGAACATCTGGCACCATAGAGGCCAAAGTATCTTTCAAATCATTCACAGCTTTTTGAGTGTGGTTTTTTACAAGACGAATACGACGGGACTTTTTAACATCCATATCGCGCAAGTTTCGGGAAAGACCGCGCCCTACGGTTCTTTCGTAATGCTTTCCGTTCATGATCAGTATATTGGATCGCATTTCGGCAAAAACGTCAGAGTCGCAGGTCTCGCCCTCACTATAATAAGATTCTAATTTACCGACTTCTAACTCTTTCTGAATATCATCGTCGTCGTTATAATTCATCGTCCTGATCTCCCTCATAGGCCATTATTTTTTCATCATCGGCCTTTAATAAGTTTTCTTGCCAAGCTGTGGGATCAGTTAGGTGAAGCATTTCCTCTTCGAGCATTTTATCCATTTCCTGCTCAAGCTCTTTTTGCTCTTTTAAAATTTCGGGATCTATTTCTTTTAAATTCAAAAACTCAGGCTCTTTAGGCCCTTGCTCATAAGAAACAACATCGCCAAACTTTACCCTCACCAAGTCCACAAGCTCTATTTCTTTAACACCGCTCTGAGAACACTTCTCGATGAGCTTCCCCAGTTTTACCATATCAATTTGATTTTTAGTCATTAGAAGCCCTCTAAAAGTTCATTCATCTCATCCACATCACGCTCCCAATTCAAGTCATCCTCGGGCGCGTCTTTGGCGGGGTTTTCATGTCGTGTTGTTATCTTCCAAGAATCGTCTTCCTTTTTCTTACCGTCGTCATGTGTTAGAAGTATGGCGTCGAAGTTCCACTGAATGGAAGAAAGAGAGTAGCGACAAGAATCAATCGCGTCGTCCTCGGCATGAGACTTATGCGTATTGGTTTTCAAATATTCCAATTCAAAAATAAGCTCATCGGTCTGCGGGCCCTCTTCAATAAAATACATCTGATTTTTAAAAAGCGTATTCATCAAATCAAAGCCAAAATCCCGAGCCTTATCGGCGGGGCGAAAGGCAAGACCTGCGGCCTGAGACCGCAATAAAAACTCCTTTGAGTGCCAATCGTAAAAATTGGCAGTCATGTTAAGCCCCTTTGTCATCTCGATATATTTATTCAAGATGTCACTTGTCATAGTCGGCGTGAAACGATTGCCCTTCCAAAACTTATAGACCTTGCCTTGGGTGAAGGTGGGATTGACCGCGGTGATCGTGATTGCTGCCGGATGATTGTCGGTCCCGCCCATTCCAATATCAACGCCACCATAAAAGAGCCAGCTTTGCGGCGTGGGTGTAGCCTCACGCACGTTCCGATAGCGCGAAAAAGAAGGGAAGGCTAAGCCATCATCACTTACAAAGCGCCCGTGAATACGTTTATCAATCTCACGCGGAGAAGAGCAAAGTGCTTTTCTTCTCGCAATCTCATTGTCATCAAAAGGAGAAGGGGAGCCATCGGCATAGTATTTACAGTCATACTCTAGCGACACTTGTCTTTTAAAGGCGTGGGGAAACTTCTCATTGGGCTTTCCTTGAAGCTCGATGACATCATACCACTCCTTTTGCCCGAGGGTAGCGGTAAAGGCCATTGAGAATATGCCCTCGGTCACCATGATTCGCTGAGAGATCTCATCGTAAAGCTCAAATGGGATTTCCTCATCGACAAAAACGGCATCAACCGTTGAGCTTTGAAAGTCCTGCCGCCATGTCTTAAAAATAAGAAATACGCCGGTATTGAATTGAACTTTGACCGATCCCTTGCCATCCCGAATTTCGGTCCAGCCATACTGAGGGTGTCCTTTCATGGATCCACGGGGCATGAACTCCGACCATTTCTGTTGCCACTCTTCGACCACTTTATTTCCGTCGGGATAAATGTACCAGAAAACCTTGGGCTCTCTTTTCGGGAAAAATTTGGCCCATTTAGTGGGATCAGTGGCAAGATCAATCATGTGGCGGATTTGAAAGCTTGAATTATGAGTTACTATATACTCTCGACCCGCCAAAAAAGAGCCATCTTCATTCTCAACGGTTATACACTTTGAAGATTTATTACCGATGGGGCGTATCGAGTAAATAACTCTTTGATGTTTATAGCGCCCTGGCTTTTTCCAGCGATCCTTCTTTCTTTCCGATAAGCGAAATGGATTAAACTCAGAGAAAAGGGCAATCTGATAACAGTCGGAACATTGGATATATTCCCCGTCTTTATTTTTGTATCCCGCCGGGCGAAGAGTAATCTGGGCCATACATCCTAACGAATTGGCAAGCTCCTTAAAATCATCGGCAAGCCTTTTTGAGATTGTCGAGTAGGTGCAATGATTGCCACGAATCCCGACCGTCCCATCGGTATCCATAAGACCCGCTAAAAGTGACATTCTTTGCTGAATGCTCCCTTGCATATAGATCGGCGGTATTCTCTTCTCTCCTGAGCGAACATCAAGCTCAAGCTCTTTAATATCTTGAGCAATAAAACCAAGGCCAAGAGTCTGGGCGTGGCGCTCATCGCGAGTGCGAACCGTCGCGCCTTCATTAACTAATAAACTAATAATTTTTTTGTCATCAAGGTTTACGCAAATGGTTTTACCTGGGCTAGACAAACTCCCATCGCCAATAATAAGACCCACAATATAGGGATCAATGGGCAGATCTTTTTCATCATACTCAACGGGCTCGCACATGGGAATGACATAGCGATTCTTTGCGCAATCTTTGAGCTTGCCATCATAGCAATGCTCGTAGATCTCCTTGGTCGAGCGCACCTGCCACTTTTGATAATTTGGATTCTCCCACGTTTCGCCAAAGTTTTTTGATCTTGCCCATGCTGCCTTATAATCTTTCCGAAACCTTTCCTCTGGCCCCATACATATCCAATCATGGCTCTGGCCTGCCACAATAGAATCGCCATCATCAAAGGTGATTTCATAGCAAAGATCATCACCCTCAAAAGGAATTGCTATAACCTTTGTCTTCTTACCATCGCGACCAAAGACATAATCGCCAACTTGAATATCGCCCATGAGCCTAAAGCCATCGGGTGTCGGGATAGGAGTCGTGGGGACCAGGGCTTTTCCGGCCTGGTTACCAGAGCATATAAACTTCATTCGATTGGTCGAGTTCCAATAATCAACGGCCCACTGATAGGGCTTATAGGAGAAGAGGTGAGGAAGCTCCTCTTTGAGGCGGAGTTGTTTTTGGAGATCAACGGCCTCTTTATAGAGCGCCATTTTTTGGAGATTCTTATAATTTATCGCCACTTACTTTTTCCAGAGCTTTCACATCAATAGGCTCGGATGTTGAGCCATCTAAAACGCCATGCTTTTTCTTTAGAGTGTCGACCAATTTTTGAAGATCATCGTTACTTAGCTCATTTAAGTTCGGGCCAGCGCTATCGGCGGCCTGATTGTGATTAAAATTCTGATTGATCTGCATACTGCGAACTACCGGCATCCCCATCAAACGGTTTCGCATAGATTCTGCGATCTTTTGCTGAACCTGGAGGAGCTTGGAGTCGACTTCCTCGCCAATCATGTCACCCTCTTTGTTAAAAATGGGCTTAATGGTCGGCATCCGCAAAATCCGAAGCTCCTGATCCATGGCCTTTTGCAAGATTATGTGCTGGATCATGGTGTAGTCTTTTGGTGGCGTGATGATATAGAGAAGCTTATAAGAATTTCCGACATAATATTTCTTAAAATCGGCGGGATAACAAATGCCAGAGAAAACCGAATACATCGACATGGGTGTACTCGTTTTCTGGGAGCGATTGTATTCGAGCCAAAAAGAGGTTCTGAGCATATCAAGCTTTTCGACCACTTCTTGGATTGGTTTCATTTTCTCAAGATCCTCAATGCCCATTTCAAGAAGTTCTGCGGGCATGGCCTTCATGGCGTTTTGAAAATAGGTGGGCACGATATTAATGAGCGCTTTGGGATTTGCGAGATCAAAGGCTTGCTCGAAATCAAGCGCATGGGAATTGAGAACAGGTATCATGTGATTTGCCATATGGTGCCCATTCTATACTCATTAGCAAAAGCTAATCAAGCATAGTGCGTGGGGACCCTAGGCTTTGGGTCGATATTCTTGTGAAAAGGCAAGGTCAAACCCCAAGAGCAAACAAGAGAACAAACAATAAGGCACAAGAACGGCATCAAGACCCACCAAAAGCCCCCACGCGAGAACAATAATATCGCTAAAAGGGTCGAAGGTGGGGTATTAGGTGCAGTGTTCCGAACAATACTTGTATGGGGTGGGCTCTTGGCACTCGGGGGCAGAGCATAGCCCTTTTCTTTTGGGAGCTTTGGCCCAGATTTCCTTTTCGTGAAGTTCTTTTTCGCTAATCGGGCCTCTTAATGCGCGAACCATTTTAGCTGGAAAGTTACTAAGAGACGGCTCATCAAGTCTTGAGAGGGCTTTTTCGATTTTGTGTTTTCTAAGCGCCGCATAGCTTTTAGGTGCCCACATTAGAAATTCAAAACTTTGAAGCCTCGGGTGATGCCCATACTTCTTAAAGTAATTGTGTTTTATTCTGTCTAGTCGGCACTTACAGAACCCAAGCACCAAAAGAGCCTCAGAGCGCTCCCCACAAATAATGCACGGCCTGTCCCTAAAGCCATTCCGATGATGATTGATGTGGCGTCTAAAATCTTTCTCAGACTTTACGGCCTTCTCAAGGTCGGGGGGCAGCTTTGGTGTTACGGCTTTGGCAAAGGACTTAAACCGACGATAAAGCTCCATTTTTTCAGCTTTCGGCACGCCGACAAAGGTGCGTCGGACAATCCCATCCCATTTCTTTTTCTCCCGACTCTTGGCAATTTCTAGGGATTTGCGCCAACTCCTATCATGAGGCCCTCGGTCAACTTGGCCTTTAAGCCCGTTAATACAGGGGAAGCAAAATGTGTATTTGTCGAATATCGCCACATTGCACATAAAGCATTGACCCACGCGAGAGCCCCCTAAAGAAAGAGTGATTAGCAATCGCTTATCATGAGGCTTAAAAAAAGGGCAATAAAAAAAAGATAGACCCGTTGCGGGCATAACGAACTGGCCTTCGAGGCCAATTTTCCCAAAATTCAAAATGTTCTATGGTCTCAAGGAAAAAAGGTAGCTAATGCGCAAGCAGTGGTGAGTTTTAAACCCCATTTATCCCTACTGACGACAACTCACTTAACTCCGTCCAAACTCAATGGTTTTCGTGAACTTTCGCGTAACCAGCAAGCAAATGAGTGCGAGATGTGGTCTCAGTTAAGCTCTCGACTCATATTCGTGACTAAGGGGTGTAAGACTTCAAGAAAAGATCTTGTTTTTATTAATAGGGCCTTGACCCAAAACCTGTCAAGAAAAAAATGAAAAAAACTTTTCAGAACTAAATGAGCGATAACTCATCTCTGGAACTGCGCTTCTATTAGAGTTAATTTTGAGAAAAAAAGGAAAACCCAAAACCCAAATCAAAGCTCTAAAAAACCCTCTTTTTTTTTGATTAAACTGCCCTAAACGCCCTAAAATACTGGTGAACTAAAAAAAAAATCACCTCACGCATGAATAATTGGTGGGGACCTTCCCAAGAGTGAAAGATAAGAGTTACCGATTCAGCTTGGCTGGAAGTAAGTGGGGTTTTGTCAGTAAGGGGTTCCGGTATTAAAGGCCATAAGCCACCTGGGTGATCTCGCGAAAGCCTCGACGCTGGCGCTATGCTCACCACAAAATAGAACTGGGGCCAATCAGAACCTACCCCAGAGCTTTACGTCCCCCATAGATCGCTCGGGCGTCCCGCACCCTCGCTATTAAGACCCCTCTTTTTTTCGCTTGCCTTCCTTGTTGACGAGTATTAGCTTTTACTCATGACAAAAAATAAGCAAAAAATACACGGCCATGACGTTCGCCTTGTTGAAAAAGACACCGATATCAACCCCACCGAGATTCTAGGGCGCATTACCCCAATCTCAGCTCACGGGGTCTGTATCATGCCAACACTCCACACCTCAAACCTTGAATCCATCCTCTGGGTCTCGACCTCAAATTTCATGAAGATCAAGGCTCAGCTAGAGAAGGAAACTAAATCCAAGTAAATCGGGGGAGTGCAATTGGCGAGGAAAAAGGAAGTGGGGAAACATGACCCCATCACAACCATTAAACAAGTCAATATCTATACCCACGTCGAAGGCCCCAAACACCGCAAAAACGTGATCCATGTCCGGTGCTCTCCCAGAGTCCGAAGGCATATAGTGGCTCTGTTTGAAATCTTCCTATCTGAGATTGATAAAATCGCCATTGCGGAAAAAGAACTCGAGGCCACATCCGAAATGCCCTTCTCCGAGAAATACGCCAAATATGACATGAAAACCTACGTTTCGCTCACAAGACCTAAAATCTAGCTTGCGCCTTTAGGGAGCTTTCGCTAATTTGAAAGCATCATTGTTACCTCGATGATACTCTCTTAAGGCCCCTCGGTATGACTCTGCCCTGGGGCTTTTTTTTACTTCCATGATTAGGGTTCGGTGGGGGAGAGGTGTAAATTACAGTTCCGTTCCCAAAGAGGACCCCCTACCCCCCCCCTATAATGTGGGCTCCGATCGGCAGAAAAGTCTCGGAGCTCCGCCATGGTCAAGGCTTCCAGGATATTGAGGCTCTCTAAATGCCTAGTATTATTCAGGGCTCTCCGACGCTTTTATACAAATGCGTCGGATTCTGGCTGGACACCGCATATAAAGCAAATTCAGGGCAAACATTACACTATATATTATATAGACAGAGCAAATCAAGCATTAGGCTCGGTTTTTCGGTGCGCCGCAATATAATTTCTCCCCCTCTCCAACCTCACTCATGCCCAATTTCAGCCCGTCACTGTCTAATCGGCCCTCATTGTTTACAATATCGACACCATTAGCAAATGCTAATGATGTTGGGAGCTTAGGGCTCGACTGTGTTTTTAAAACTCATGGCCTTTATATAAGTTCGACGGCTTAGTTTAGAACACCCGTAATGATTTCGGTGGTTTAGCGCTGGCACGTCCGCTGCATTAGGTAATGAGTGAATACTAATTAACATGGGAGTGAATGATGAATGATTTGTTGGCCATAGAATTAAAAGACCCAGTGAATGCGGCCCTAAGCGACGCCCATGCTGTGATTGATTGTGATTTTAAAATTCAGGTTGAGGGCGAGGTTTGTGATGTTTACGAAGCATCGGTTTCTTATCGCGATATCTTGCTTCTAACCGACAAGGGCACGGTGACTTATTTCGTCGATTCATATGGTGACCGCCATGTGGTCGAACTTTTTGATTGGGACTTTGATCAAGAATAGTCTCACTGATCAAGGGCTCTTAATGGGAGCTCTTGAATGAGTGAGATATTTAACTAGAGAGGTAATTATGATCAATTTATTAAAACAAATCGGACCACAAGTTTACGCAAGCCCCAAAAAGGGTAAAAAAAGAATCTCGATTAACATGGACTTGGATCATGTGTTGGAGAGCCGAATCATTAACTTCACTGGCTACGCATGGAGTGATCAAAAATTCGGCCTTGTAATGAGCTTATTAAAAAATAGCCGCAAGTTCCGCATTGTGCATGATTCGGATTACTTAGGATTAAGTGATCACGCCGCGATTCTTAGAGAGATGAATCACGAGGTGCTTTTTGTTCTAGCGCCTAAGGACCGGACCCGAAAAAATATTATGAGCCGTGATCTGCCTTATTGCAGTCCCTTGAGTCCTGGCATTGCCACGGCCTCTAATGCGCGTATCCGCAAGGCCCATGATCGACTAAAAGAAGCTGGTGTTAAGGTCAAGAAATTTAAGTCCATGGCGGCACTAGCAAAATATTTATCTAAGAAACAAGCGGCCTAAGCCCATCCCATCACAAGGCCCACTGATTGTGGTGGGTCTTATTGAGCGGATTTTTAACATGAGAGGTAATTATGAGTCGAATTACAAGTAGTGATTTTTTAAAACAAGTCGAGCGTCTCCAGGAAGTTATGGGAGTCGAGTTGACCACGAATATCTGGCACAAGCATTACTCGGTTTACACAAAGGGTGACAATGATTCGTGCCAGTCGGTTCTAGTTTCGTCGAATACTGCACGGGACGCCGTTGACCAAATCGGTGCAATACTTAACGCGCTTTATGTAATGAACAAAAAGAGGGGTACAAAATGAAAAACGATAAGCCAAAATTTACGCCAGGACCGTGGAAAGTTGAAAAGCATGATGGCAAAACAGAGATATGGTCCGCAAGTCATTTTGTGGCAACAACATATCATGCTTTATTTTACAGCGCCGAAAAGCATGGTCTGGAGCCTCAAAATGCCAACCTACTAGCAGCCGCGCCGGATATGTTTGAGGCGCTTAGGTGCTTTATTGAGGGCTTTGATGAGAAGAAAAACGGCAAGGATACTCGCCAAAAATATCTAGGAAAGGCAATTATCTTGGGTGAATATGCCCTCGCCAAAGCACGAGGCGAATCATGAGCTCATGGAAGCTTATGGGCAGTGCGGGCTCTATTGACGACCTCGTGAAGCTGATAAATCAGAAACTTGGATGGGTCGGGGTTCACGCGGTCCTTTCAACCGGTGAACTCAAGATAAACGGCGAAAAGGTCGATGGGTTAAGAGTAATCAAAAAAGGTACGAGATATAGACTTGAAAGGATTGAATCATGAGTGAAGTTAAGACTAAGCGCCCCTTGTGGGCCAGAACATTAGGACTAATGGCTTATATCGGTATCTGGACCGTGATCATCATGGCGCTTAAATTCGGGGCCTTGCGCCTCATTAATGGCCCGACTCCGGTCGACATTAGGGACTTGCCACCGGCCGAGTATCAGGCGGCCATTGACGACATGATTTTAAAGGCTAAGGCAGAGAAGCGGAAAGTGGAGTTCGAGCGCTGTATGAACCTGAACCATAAAGAGGGCGAGTATTTTATTAACAAGTGCTTAGGAGAGATTGGCGAGCAAAAAGACTAAAGAGGCCAGCCAGAAAACGAGAAATGAAACGGGGATACACCCCTTAGAAAAGAGAGGTAACAAATGGTTAAAAGAACGATTGTTTTAATAGCAATGCTTGGATTGAGCGCTTGTGGGAGCGACGGTGGATCGGGTGCTGTGACTTGCTCAGGGGACGTCCGCTCGAATTGGACCAATTTGGACTTTAATTTCACAATGGATCTAAGGAGCTCGCCACTAAACGAGTCCGCCTCGGTTGATATCGTCCATGACTCGGGCGCTATTTGCCGTGCCTCGGGCCTAATTTCGGGCTCGGAGTGTTCCGGTACCTTTGCGCTCTCGGGCATGAGTTACGCCGGCGGTGGCAGTGGAGATCCAGGTTGTGGGCTTATTTCGACCAATACGACATATCAGGTCCGACCGGCTGGAAACGCCATGGACGTTTGTGAAGCTTCGGATGCAACGGATTGTTTTGAATATTTCGAGGACGTGAGCCAGTGATCTTATTCCGGAACTTCGCCACGCATGATAATGCCCCACTCCCTTTGAAGGGCGGGGCTTGGATTCTGACCGGCAGCCCGCGCCTTAAGCATGGCGTCGTAAACACTGAATCGCTTCTCGTCGATGGGGGAGTTGGTGAGGTAGCCGCCTTTTTGGTCCTCGTCCCAGTTTTTCCAGGAAGTGTCCCTTTTCTCGGCCTTCTCAAGGACAAGATTCGATGCCAGGTTTCCGATCTTGCGTTTAAGGCTCTCAAACGGCCCTGGGTTAGGACTTGCCAAGTGCTCTTGTCTGCGCTCGGCCCACGCCCTTTGCGCTTCTCTACGAAGATCTGCGTCGCTCTGGCTCGGATTCATAATGTTAGCCCAATTGCTATCCATAAAAGGAGATTAAAATGAAAATGAAAATCTTGCTAGTCGTGTTTTTATTTGCCAGCATATGCGCGGTGTCCCAATATAGCGGCCAGGGAAAACCCTTAAGAGACCGGCCAGAAAATGAGAAATCAATTCCGACCCCACCCCATCAAGAATTGGCGCGCCAGCTCATTGAAAAGTATGGCGTTGATCCCAAGCACCAAGAGATGATTGAATTAGAAATCTCCATGGCCATCAACTACAGAAAAGACATTCCCCAGGAATTGCTGCAAGAGATCTATTCCCTTGAGCGTAGGAAGTAGGCCATGCAGCAAAGCCACGGTGAGATCACAGAGAGAAAATTCCTATCCCCGCAGGAAATTTTGGGATTGCAGGATAATCTGCGCTATGCCGATCTTAAGTTTAAACTCATGTTTACCTTCCTTCTCAACTTTGGGATGCGAAGGGCTGAGCTCTGCCAACTTCGAGTCTGCGACATTGATCAGGACAATTGGCTCCTTAATATCAGGGGAGTGAAGCGCTCCAAAAATAGAGTCTTTCCTATACCCCCACCAATTCTGCCAGACCTTAAGCTTTTCTTAAGATCCATTGACCGGCTTGATGAGGAGTCTCTTTTCAATGTGCCAGTCTCAACACTTAGAGACCACTGGTATAATCTAAGGCCTAAAGGGTGCAAAAAGGGGATTCACTCCCTTCGGCACACCTTTGCCATTGCCCTTTTTAGAAGTAGCCGTGACATCAAGCTTGTGCAGACCTGCCTTGGGCACCGGAATATTAACAACACCATGGTTTATGCCGATTATGTTTATTCAAGAGAAGAGATGAGTCTTGCCCTTAAGAACGGGCTTTTTAGCGAGGTAAGGTATGAAAAAAACAAAAGAGCGTGATTATATGAATGTGGCCAGATTCTTTCAAGTGCTCCGCGTAAAATTGGACATGAGCCAATATGAGTTTGCCGAAATGCTCGATGTGGATCAATCCTATATCGGCCAGCTTGAAGCCGGCTATTATAAGAAACTTCCCATGCCACTCATTAAGCGCCTTTATAAAGAACTCCCCACCAATGCTCAAAAGAAGGAGCTTATGTCTTCGCTAGAGCATGAGTTCTATGATTATTTTACTTCTTAGCTTGATAGGGGAGTTGTTTGGTTAATTTCAAATAGCCGTAATAGGCAATGAGTGCCGCGTCCACGATCCCGTCGTGCGGAACCCTTGACCTCGCATTTTTAGTGAAATCATGATGAGGCCACATTCTCTTGACCTTAACTAGAGCCATAGCTTTTGTGTCCCTTTTGTTCTTGCCACCCTTGACCTTATAGATCTCTTGAACACCCTCAAAAGAGATCCTCTGCCATGCGAGCGGGTCGACTAAAGAGATTGGCTTTCCAGAAAGATCGGCAGCACAAAGAGCGACCTGGTAATTGCGCCCGAACATGAAATTTGATTTTGATGACGTGCCGGCAATGTTGCGAACCCTCTCGACAAAAACATGGTCATAAGAAAGCCCATACTTCTTAAGCCTTGCCACAAGCTGTAAGAAATTTAATTGGCCATCGACCACAGGCATCGCTTCGCCGGCTGTGATGTGACCATTAGTTAGAATTGCGAACCCGCCATTTTTGCCAGGGTCAATGCCTAGGACGTTCACTCTTGGGGTGAGCCTTGTATTGTGATTCTTTGCATAGAAGAGATCATAGGCATAAAGAATTATTCTCGGCAAGGATAATAATTAGCGTTTACTAATGGCCCTTCGTCTAGAAAACTAAAGCTTGATTGAATGTTTGGGGTCATCTTGTGCGTAAAATGGGGCGTGGCTTTAGCAGGTATTATAAATGATCTACATATTCCGTTTCATGACCCTCGTGCTATCAACCTTGCTTTGTCTGTTTTTAAAGATGTTGGAATTGATACTCTATACATTAATGGCGATCTTGTTGACTTTTATGCTATCAACTTTCATGGTCCTAAGCATCCTATTGTTGGGTCGCATTTAGAGGACGAAATCTCTCAAACCCGTCTTTGGCTCAAACGATTCAAAGATGAGCTTCCAGGCGTAGATATCCATTATGTTTTTGGAAACCATGAGCACAGACTTGAGCGCTTTATCCTTGCTCACGCTAAAGCCCTTTATGGTTATGTGAGCCTTGATAAGTTGCTAGAGCTCGATCGCCTTAAGATCAAATGGACTCCCTATAATCAAAGGGTGCGAGTTCTTGGAAGTGATGTTTTCATTCAGCACAGCCCGCCAAGCTATGGGAAATCTGGCTCAATGACTTCGCTCGAAAAAGATGTTGATCAGACCACAATTTATGGCTGCACCCATCGGGAGCAAAAGTCCACGCGCACAGGCAAGAGCGGGCAAGTTTACTATTGCTATTTCAATGGCTGGCTTGGCTCGACCACTTTAAGCCCAGAGCATACAGAGGTCTTCTCATATGCTAAGGGGCATGAGTCTTGGCAACAGTGCTTTGCCCTTGTTGGTGTGGATAAGGGCCAGGGGTTTGTCGAGCAAGTTTCAATTCAAAATCATAAATGCGTTTATGGGGGCTATGTTTTCTATGGGTGAATTGGAAAGAATTTCCTATCCTTTAGTTCTTGTTGTTTGGCATGATGCCGTTTCTTATGATGAGTGGATCGAGATTGAAGAGTTTGAGGGTGAGTGTGCCCTTATTCACTCGGTCGGTTACATGATCAGAGAAGGGGAGAGTGAGATCACAATCGCGCAGAACCTTGATTTAAGCAACAAGGCTTGCTCCATGACAATGACCATTCCCATGATGTGGATTGAAGATATCCGAGAGATTGCTATTTAAAAGCGTCTTCAAACATCTCTTGAAAAAATATCATATCATCTGGGAAGTCTCGAAAATGCTCACCAATAAAGTCAGTGTATATTTTGGGTGGGCAGATCTTAAGAGCAATCCAAGAGAGCGGAGTCGGCAAGATCTTTTTAGCTTGCAGAATTGAGAGCGCTGAGTTCATAGCGATATTGTGCTGCGGGAAATAGCGCCATTTAATAGCGGTCACAATAAGGTAAAGGTCAAAGACTAGAAGCAAGGGGTAAAGCGGCCACGATCTCCATGCTCTAATGAAAAGCGCCCACACATCTATAAAGGTCACGTCGGGAAAGCGCCAAGCGTAGCTGTAGCCTTTTTCTCCATGGTTTCTTTTTGTGGCCCCGTTTTGTCTGACGTTATTCATAAACAAAAAGCCTCTTTTTAAGTGGCCTAGGGTGAGTTTTTTTAACTCCCCTTTATCCCAAAGTCCGCAGGCTATAATGATGGGTTTAAATTGATCTCGTGATGTTCTATCCCAATCGCTCGCATCGTATTCAATATTTGAATGTCTTAGGATAATGCCTGGATGGGGGTGGATCCTTTCCATGACTTCCTGAAAAGTTTCTTTTCTTTCATAGGTATTTTTATTAAAATAGGCCAATGTCCAGAACATTCCCTCTCTATGGGCCGAATCGCCTCCATCCCTATGAAAATGCTTATCAAGAAGTCCCCATTTATCTACAAAGTCGATCGATTTTTTCATAGTCCTCAAATAAAAAAAGCCCCAAGAATAATTCCTAGGGCTTTTAGTTAAAAATTAAATCCCTTGCTTACCGGGACCACTCATTGCGGCTCTTGGACTAGACTCCGGTAAATCAAGAGGAGTCGCAACAGCCACATAATCAGCCATGAAACGCTCACACTTCTCGATAATGCTCAAGAAACGACTTGAATCAAAAGAGATAAGCTTTACTGGAAGGCGTGCGCTTTGAGAGTGCAAAAGCTCATCACGGCAAAGCTCCAAAAGACGAACGATGTCGTTAAGAGATTCGTTCTCGAGCTCAACAACTTCTGGCGTTGCGCGAAGCTCATAAATACGAGGGTGAGTCTCTGGCAGATCCAAGTTAGGCGCACCTTGGATGTGATCATGATAAGTGCGGCAAGCACTTAGATATGAACGCAATCGTGTTTGGTCGAACTCATTGATTTGCGAGTTACCACTTGATTGTTGAAACATAGCCTCTTGGATGAAGCGGTTAATGCGATTATAAAGCCCCTTGATGTCGGCGTTATAGGTTTGTGTTACACTCATTTATTCCCCCTTATAAGGTGATTGTTGAACTCGGTCTTTGACCTTGTCTAATCAAAGCCTTGTTTTTTTGTTGAGTCAACTTTAGCCTTTTTAGTAGGCGCTCACAAGTAGGAACATCACCGAAGCTAGGGCAATAAGCGTCGTAATTAACTGTCAATATCTCAGCAGGCAAGGGTGGCGTTTTTACTGGTATTTTCACGACCTTGGTCACAACTTTTTCTGTGATAATTGGTGTTTGCTCATTATAAAAGGCCAGAAATGTAAGGACTGCCGCACAATAAACGACAAGAAGCATTAGCAAAAGTTTATACCACGAAAAGCCCTGATTGCTTGATACCTGCTCTTTGGTTATTTTTGGAGGCCTTGGGTCAGGAGGAATAGGTGTCTCGGTGACGGATTCTGTAGGGGCGTCTAGGGGCCAGTTTTTTTGAGTTTCGCTATGTACATAAGCGCCACTTTGCTTTGCTCTGTTCCATTCTTCAAGGCTACTCATTAACTTTTGCTCCTTAACAACTGGTTCTCTTTTGTTAACTGATCCACAAGGTCAGCCTTGGCCCGAAGTATGTCCTGAGACGTTGGGCGCTCAATAGAAATATTATCTTCACTTGGAGCAAGCCTCCCCATTTCTTCAATTCCTACGGCCAAACACACATGGGTATCTGTGCGCTTTTTCTCAGTCGTGAAATTGTCAGATTTGCCGCTCTGATAGACGTTGCCGTACATAACAATGGCGTTTTGATCTAGAAGTTGATTGCAGATCTTGGCAATAAGTGCCGCCTGATCTTTTGTGAAAAACTCTTCAAAGTTATTTTTGTGAAACATCATACCATTCCTCGCATATCATGTTGGCGCCGTAAGTACAGCACTCCTCGTTTTGGCTCATTTGATAACACTGAATATCTATAGGCTCGTTTTTATCTCCGCAAGAGCAAAGTGCGAGAATCAAAATTAGATACTTCATTTCTCATCTTCCTTTTGGTTTAGGGCTTTTCTGAATTCTTTGATTTGTAAATCATGCCAGCCAGCAGTGACCTTTAGTTCATCGTAGTGTGCTATGGCTTTATTTATTACGGACCTTAGCCTTTCAATCTCCTCCTGCGCTTCTTGGTGGGCGGACAAATTGACCACAGCAACTGGCTCAATACTATTCATTGCCGCTTCTTCTTTATTTCTCCACCATTTGGAAAACTTGGCATCAAAGTAATATATTTCTGGTTTCATTTCCCCACATCCTCGATTTGTTTTAGGGACCTCTCGACAGAGTCAAAAACATTATCTATCCATTCTGCGTCGGATTCTTTCGTTTCACTCACTATTTTATTGAGCGCAGCCTTTGCAACAGAAAGCTGTTGTTTGAGCTGGTCAATTCTTTGGTCCCGCTCGTATAGGAGTTTTTCTAAAGATTCCTTTTCAGCTTGGCACTTCTGGAAGTCGGAGTACTCAATAACGTGAATATGCTCGAACTCATCACAGGCAACTTCAGTGGCGGTGAACCCTATCTTGTCTATCCAAAACTCCCTCCACTTCTTATTACTCACAATCATCCCCCTTCTCACCAAGGCTGGCGAGGGCCTGTCTGGCTCGTTTGCCGGGTGGAAACTCATTGTGGATATACTCTTCATAGTGTTCATAAAGAGGTCCAGCGTCCACATCATATTCGATTACTCGCCCACGAATAGTTTCTCTTTTGACGTGCGCACCTGTTGCATAAAATTCTAACTCACCCTCAAGCTCTTTAACTCGGGCTTGGAGCTTGGCTATTTCTGTAAACAGGTCCTTAGTTCCGCGCTGGGATTCTATAAAATCACGAGCCCAATCTGCCCCAGCTTTATAAGCAATGTAAGTGCGTCCCCAACTATCTTCGGGAGCTACTATATTTTCGTACTCTTCTGCGGTGGCATCTCTCTGCCATTCAAAATCATCGCTCTTTTTATTGGTCATTATTCCACTCTCCAATACAGTACATATCATATGCCATCTTCACATAAGAAAACTCTTTCCATGACATCTTGGCGGTGTACAAAACTGGTTCACCATCTTTGTCCATGCCGATAAAAATCATGGGTCTAAGCTCGGTGTCTTCAATTGATTTTATAAAATGCAAAAGCTCATCTTGAACTATTGATTTCAACTCAATGACTTTCATCCCATCATCTCCTTAAAGTTAAAAATTGGTAGGGCAGTGATTCAGTTTCGCTCGCAATGGATTGCTACCGTTTTTTATCACCCTAAAATCTGAAGACCTTTCGGCCCCTACCAAAACCTATTTTCTATCCAACAAATAAATAAACATCATCACACTAAAAGCTATATTCGATAAAACTAATACCAAGAGGATCGGGTCGGTCATGGTTTCTCGATTATTGCTTCTGTGTGATAAGTAACGTCAAAATCAATTCCAGCTAAATAAAAATACTCATTACAGCTTTCACATTGTATTTTAGTTTTGCTCAAGACTGCCCGATCATTAAACTCCCAAGAGTCTGTAAACTCCCAATCGCAGAGCGGACATATTATTTGATCTCCGCTTCTCTCTATAGTTTCACTCACACCAAACCTCCATAAAACTGCGCCCAGTAAATAATCCAACCTATCAAGTATGTTAAGGCCATTCCAATCATCGCGATTGAGGCTATGTCGAGGCGGTCTTTCATAGCTCAGCCCTAATAAAGTTATAAATGGCCTTTACTTCATCATCTGCGTGAGGCCCATAAAGCATACCTTGCTCAATAGCATAAAGCGCAAAATCAAGAAGCTTCGGATAATCTTTAAACTTGTACCACCACAAAAAATTAGTAAGTAGTGCCGACAGAATTGCTCCTACTAAAAAATCGCCCATCCCGTCTCTCCTTTATTTTTCATTTCAAACCTACCCATGTGTGGTTAGCGATCTTCATAGCCTTAAAATCTCACCAAGAAGATCAAGCTTCCTTCCCTCTGGCAACAATTGGTGAGTCAAAACCATTTCGGCCAAAGACACCTTATTAAACGACGTTCTTTCTTTTGGCGCAGGCTCAGCCTTTACTTTTTGCTTTTTGTTCACAACGCGAATCTTTTTCCTTTTCTTCCTTTGGCGAAACCCAAAGGCACGAGCCAAATACCCCGCAGAGGCAATATTGTATTCCTTCCCCTGAATAGTCCGAACACCCTTGTTATTAAGAAACTCGACAATCTCAGCCATTGACATTTTACCGTCACGAGCGTCGAACTCTTTTTTAAGAAGAGATCTCACTTCGCCCTTTTTAAATTTTCCATACATCACCGCCATTGTTACCTCCTAAATGTGCGTTTGTTTAAAATGTAAATCTTTGCTCCAATTCATAAAAATAAACTCGACCCATATGATCGACCCACCGATAAATGGGAGCGTTACAAGCGGTAAGGCCCCTCACTCTCATAAGCCCAAGGCTTTTCTTTGCCCGCTCTCTTGTGTCTTTCATAAGCTCTTGCATCTCTTCATAGGTTAAAAAATTACCCTTCCTGCGTCCCATCTAAGTCCCTCCAAAAAATTGTTCTCATCATTCCAACTCTCATCCCACTTGAAACGCAATTGCGATTCGATTTTAATTTGGACGCGATCTCATCAATCGTTAGCCCCTTCATATAGAGGCTTAGGCAATCAAAGGGAAACTCGGGCCTTGAATCACCTTTGATAAAAAGAAAGCTTTTCGCATCACTCATGTAATGCTCACGCGCCATTAATACGTCACCCATTTTGATCCCGTTGTATTCCAGTTGATCCTTGAAATTTCGCCTCTTCTTTTTTTGCACCCTCTCCCTCCCCAGACAAATCGTGCTTTAATAATTCATTTTCTCTCTTCAAGCGCCTTATCTCCTCGACCAGATCGCGCACATAAATCTTGTGCTGACTCCATTGCTCCCGATATATGGCCGAAATAAAGCCAATGGACTTCTCAACACTCTCGAGCACTTCAAAGGTCAACTCTATTTCCCGAGCCATGAAATCTCCTCGGTATCAACCATGTTCTCTGCGAACTTGAAATTGATGTTGTTATAGGTGAATTTGTAGCTCGTATATGTGTCGAGATACCTGTTCTGAAAGATGTCGTAGGCACACTGAAAGAGATAGCGCGAAGGCTGAGAAAACCCACGAAACTTCGGGAAAAAGAAAAGGGTCTTTGCGAGCCTATCCCCATCGGTAGGCCCTGGCGAAATGATAAGGCTCTTGGTGCAGACCTTTGTGAGATCACTAGAGCCATGAAAGTCATCAAGATCAGGTACTAATTTATATTGGACGTTTGCACTTTTTCTTAGGTGCGCAAGAATAATCATCGGAACACCCGTGAGAAGGGCTATGTCTCGGATCTTTTTAATGGCATCACTCAATTCTTTGTTCTGATTTTGCCCATCCATATCAAAATAATGAATGTGATCGACAATGATAAGGTCGGCCTTTTCTTTTACCGCCATGGTCTCGCGAACAAAATCGTCAATGCCAAAGTCGCCCGTGCGATAGAAGATATTAAAGTTCTTAAAATAATCGACCGACTTCAAAGCTCCCTCATAATAAGAGTTGAGGTCCTTATATCTCCCTAGCCGCCAGTGCTTGAAATTGTACTTAGCCCTTGGATTATGGTTCTTGGCTTTTTCGACCATGATCGAATAAAGGATTCTCATCTGGATCTCTTCGGGCTCAGCCTCAAGTGCAAAGAAATAAACACTCTTTCCAATGAGGGTATTGTTAAGCGCAATTTGGGCAGCAAGCTCCGTTTTCCCAACACCCGTTTTAGCACCCAGGAGCACAATATCGTTTCTCAAGATACCTCCCCACACATCGTCAATGAGCTTAACGCCCGTAAAAATGCGGTTATCGGTATCAAAGCTAATCTTGTCAGTGATTTCTTTTTGGGTAATTTCGCCCGACTGAAAACCTTTATAGATCTTGCTTTTCTCATCATCTGACCTCACCGAAGAGCTCCCTTGGGTTTGCCGGAATTTCTCCAGGAAAAAGATCATAGTTGATGCAGGCAAATTCACCGTGCAACTCTAGGGCCGCAACATCATAAAGGAAGGCGCATAACTTTTCGTCTTTCGATCGGCCCAACCTGATTCGTTGCCTGTTAAAACAAATTCGAGCCTGATACAATTTTTTCTTTGGATGGAAGGTAACTCCCTTGTATCTTGACCCATTAGAAGTTTGTAGTTTTTTTGGCTTAGAATTTCGACAATTTTCAGCGCGAGTACACAATCTTAAGTTTTCCCTGCGATTATCAAGACCATCTCTGTTTTTGTGATCCACCACAAATTCCTCTTTGGTCGGGATGAGGAGATTATGCAAGAGAAGCCTGGGGGATCGCCCCGATGAATCTCTTAAATATTTAAGCTCACCACATATGTGGATTTGCCACGAATATTTTTTAACAAGCTCAATGTCGCGTTTAGAAATTTTTGATCTACAAATTTCCCCAGACCATCTTTTCACCAATATTTCGGCATGGTCCTCGTGCTCTATAATTTGATTTGATGCTTTCTCAAGCCTTCCGAAGTTATTCCGCTCGCGCATCAATGCCCCCGAAAACATCCTTAATAATTCTGTAGATATGCTTGTCGCTATGATTAAAATATCTGAGCCACGTCCACACATGGGGCCCGCCAGGAGTGGCCCCAATTCTTTTGTGCTGATCTATAAAACAAGAAGTAGTTTTGCCATTAACAAGAATGTTCTTTTTGCCCTGACCCACGTCCTTAAAAGTATAGGTTTCCCCACCAACATAAGAAGAGCCAGATAGCCGCATAAGAGCCATCTCGTTATCAAGGTTATTTAAAAAGCCCGTGAGATCATCCATATTGATGCGCTCATTTGTGATAACCTCGGGATCAATTGAGACTCTGACTTTAGGTTTCTCGCCAAAGAAATAAAGCATATCGTCGTCGTTATAACGAGCCCCAATATTCAATATCTCTTTTACTAAAAACGGGGAGTCCTGATCTTTTTTGTGGTAATAGGTGGGCTCTCTTAAGAGGGCGGTCATAATTGCTGCCTTCTCATCGCCACCAAAATAACGAGTGAGCCCCTTCATAATGGTTTTATATTTCTCAGGGGATGCGCTTGAAGCATTGAAATAGAGGTGATAGCCGTTCTTACTCTCGACAATTCGTGACGGGTAGATTGGCGAGTTTTTTATTTTTAAAAGTTGTTCTGGCTTTGAGCCCTTATCAATGTCGACGTGCCATGCGTTGATCTTCAAAAGATTTGTTTTTCTTCTCGCGCCATCAAAGGTGTTTACGGCCCTGAAAATCCCATAATCAAGGGAGTTGAAATAAATCGCCTTTTCAACCGTCACCGGAAAAGGGGCCTCGCCTCTAGCGTTTTCCTTAAGAGCGTAGATCAGCGAACCCATTGTCTATTTTCCTCAATGGTTTGTTGCTGGCTCTGTTTTGACCAGGGGATGCCTACGCGAGAGTAATTATCGACCAAATACTTGTTTAAAAAGGCAAGACGCTTTTCTGGCGTGGATTTATTCCCCACCATATGAGCTCCCATCTCTTGAGCTCTTGCTAACCCCACAAGAAGGTGAGTGATCTTCTCGCCAAAAGAATTGACCCAGTGGTCTTGAACGTCCCTGGGGATAGGCTCAAGATACTTAGAAAAGTCCTTTAAGGCGGGATGGGGAGAGTTCACAGCTTTGCCTTTAAATCTTTTTCCAAAGATTCTTTGAAAGATGAGGGGTGAATAGGGAGGCGCAAAGACTTGATATTTTCCCACGTCAAATTGCCGTTTTTAATCCTATAATTGAAGGTCTGAATACTTATATCCAAGATCCTTGCGCACTGGGCTTTTGTGATCTCAGGCTCTCGCTCTATCACATGAAGCGCGAGGCGGTTAAGGTGCTTAAGCTTCATATGCACCCTCATTCATTACGTCGGGCAAAAGAAGTTCTTTTAACTCCGCATTGTACTGGGGCCAAAAATCTGCCTCAGTGTGCTTTTGGATTTTACGAATAAGGTGATCGCGAATATCCCGACCCATCTGGATATCAGTCTCAGACAACTTGTAAACACCGCAAGCGTAGGGCTCACTTGTCTCTTGAACAATGAATATGAACTCTTTAATTTTCCCAGGATAAAGGCGCTCTAATCCCGCCAAATAATGAGCCGCACTAATGTGATAGCCATAGCGAATCACGGCCCACTTAAAGGCGTGCTCTTGGGCCGAAGCTGCGGTCTTGTAATCAACGCAAATGCCGCGCTCAAGATTAAGCCTATCAGGACGAAAGCGGCACTTAAGATCATGCTTCTCGTCGTGATAAAGGAAGCTCTCCTCGATCATGTCATCATCACTTAAGTATTTTTGCGCTAAGGCATTACATGAGAGCGAAAAGTCCATGCCCACTAATTTGTCAAACTCTGATCTCGTCACGATTCGGCGCTCTTTATTTAGCTCTTTAAAAGCCTCAACTTGCGATTTAATGGTAAGAGTTTCTTTCTTAGTCGTGCCAGGTCTTTTACCAGGTACTTCTCTCACAATTGGTTCAAAATCGGGAAGGCAAACTATGTCTTTAATCTTCCCCTCAAACACGATTTCATGAGCAAGGGAGCCAAAGGATAAAGAAGCCTTATCCATTGAAACCCCGTCGATCACAAAGCGCTTATAATGCCACGGACTTTTATCCATGTGCTTTATGTTTGATGAGCTGATAGCTGTATCTCTTTGATGATAATCTTGCGCTGATTCTCTTGGCAGTCTGCCTTCCCAGTCCATTAACATTTAAAAACCCAATTCCTCGGCAGCACTCGGGGCCTCGGGCGCTTCGGCATCGGAACCTTTACCGCCACCTAAAAAAGTCACATTGTTGGCCTTAATTTTTGTGGCATATTTCTTCTCGCCATCTTTTTCATAAACGTCGGTTTGGATCTCACCTTCGATATAAACTTGTGAGCCTTTTTTGAGGTATTTGGCGCAATTCTCCGCCTGCTTTCCCCATACTGAAATGCGATGCCACTCAGTTTTTTCTTGCTTAGCACCATCCTTGTCTGTCCATGATTTGCTTGTGGCAAGGCTCATGTTACAAACAAACATACCGCTATCAAGGGCTTTGCTATCAGGATCACTGCCTAAACGGCCCACTAAAATTACGCGATTTACACTCATTGTTTTTCTCCTCTTATCTTTCTTGCAATCTCGGCAAGATTTGGTTTTTCATATTTCTCTAATTTTGATGATCTATCTTTTGCCTCAAAGGCCGTTGAGCCTTGGGTGATAAGGACTCTTTGCTCATCACCTTTTTTGTCTTTCATGATCGCCATTTGTAAGTAGAGATCAAAAAACCCGCCAATCTGATCAGGCACTTTTTGACCTGGAATAAGAGCGCGATTTGGGCGAGACTTCGCGTCCCCATCATCTTTGTCCTCAAGAAGGGCTGTAAAAACCACGTTATAATAAGGAAGATCGCGAAACGATTTGATGAGCGAGCGAATGATCTTGGTATATTCCTGATACATAGGCAGAATCATCTTGCGTGATGAAAATTCGGGACGGGCAGAAAGACTCTCAAGTATGCTTTCGCCAATTTCACTGATCGAGTCGATGTAGATCCACTTGTACTTTTGGCGAGCTTTTTCGTCGGTAGCCACAAACTTATATGCTTTTTGAAGCTGATCAAAACGACGCTCTTTTGGGACCACGGCCCCATTCTCATCAACACTTAGGTCGATCATGTCGATGTCGCTATCGGCAAGGACAAGGTGGCCGGATTCTGCGCTTATGAGGAGCGTAGGCTCACCAATGGTCGCAGCAAGTCGGGTTTTCCCAACTCCTGGTCTTCCGTAAATGAGCATTTTAAGGCGATTGACCGCCTCGTTTTTTGTCGAGACGATTCTCACAAGAAATCTCCTTTTTTGATATTTTCTCTGTATTTTTTGAGGTATTTTTTGACCAGATTTAAGGCCGTGCGGTTATCTAGAAATTCGTCGAGCGTGACGGTTGTTATGATCCCGCCCGGTAGAATGATTAGGATGTTATCTTTTAGGTCTTGTAAATCTTCCACGCCAAGCATCTCCCCATAAAGACACTCGTGCTACTGCCTCCTCCTTGACATGGAGCGCTATAAGCACAAGGGCCAGATTGTTTAACAATGATCCCTTAGCTCAGTTGGTAGAGCATTTGGTCGACATCCAAAAGGTCAGAGGTTCGAGTCCTCTAGGGATCACCATAATTTGTTTATCTTCTTAAGAACTTGCTCCGAGTCACTGTGTATATACCCCTCAGTGGTTCTAAGACTAGCGTGCCCTAAAAGGGCTTTGACCTCATTTGCGGTCATTCCCCTTTCGTGCATCCGACTTGCGAAACTATGTCTTAACCCGTGTAGCGATAAGCTCTTGGACCCATTGTTAATGGCTTGAGGTGAGCGGCGCAAGATTTTATTTACCTTGTGAGCGTAGTCCTTTGCCACATAAGGCTTGTTGTCCTGCCTTAAGAACGCATAATCATTTAGAGTTTTCCCGTCGAATAGCGGTATCAAAATTTTTTTTAACGCATCATGAATAGGGAAGTAATAAATTTTTTCTTTTGCTCTTGGGCCTTTGCGTGATTTGAGAGCAATTTGGTTTGTGTTTAGATCAATATCATCAAGTTTTAGGCGCACAGCCGAGCTCACTCTTGCGCCCGTAAGTCTTAAGAAATAAAGCAGATTTCCGTCGCTCCCGTTGAGCTTATTAAGAACAAAAAGAAAAGTCTCATCAAACCAAACGGCCTTGCCAACCGGCACCGTCGCAAGAGCTACAACATACCTTGCAGGGCTCTTCGCGACGTATTCCCATTTCTCACACGAGTTGAAAAAATTTTTGATAGTCGAAAAATGACGATTAACACTTGCCGGCTTCATGCCCCTCTCTAAAAGGTAACCCTGATAAGATTCAAGCATAGAATAGGTAACTAAACCAATGGGTGATTTGGCGGGTAAACCTTTTTTTTGAAGAAAGTCGAGGAGAAGGGCTAGGATATGAACATCTAAATTTTTTGATTCTTGGCTTTTTCTAGCTGAGATAGTGAGTCGATACTTCTCCATGGCTGAGATGATCGGCACGGTCGAGACTGAGAATGTTTTCTTAATGTTTTCCTGAAAGGAATAAGCCTCTTCAAAAGACTTGAAAGTCCTCTTAAAATCTTGCCCAAACAAAGAAAAGGAGAGCACATAGCTCCCCTCGACATTTTCTTTTATTTCCACGGATATAAGACTATTCTTGGATTAAACCCCGTGTCAATAATTAATGCCTAATCATTCATCAATTCGGTCCCAATTCCGACCCTAAGTCCGCGACGAAGGCTCTCATTTTCTGGCATTGGAATATTTTCACTAATTAGCTCTCTAGCTCTACCGGCCTTTTGCATGGCATTGATGTATCTTTTCATCATGGCAGGGGAGCCTGCCGCTGCACCTAAACCAAGACCAATGAGCCCACCAACACCTCTATCAACCGTGGGGTCGCCGGTGAGGCCTGACTGTACGCCAAGGCCAGCGCCCACATAACCTCCGGCAAGACTTAAAGGAATACTTCTTGTCGTAGACGTTTGCCCACCACTTGAAATGGGAAGGGCCGAGGGGTTCCCTAAGAACCTATATGTCGAAAGAACTTTTGACTCATCGACAAGATCTAGAAGCTCATCATCGCTAAGTTTAGAGAGCTTCTCTTGCATCACTTTTCTAGAATTGCGATCCATGTTTGAAAGCTCATTAAAGGTCTTTTGAATAGAGTCAGCCCTTGTTTTGCCAGTAAATTTTGGCAAGAGCTCGGCCTCTTCTTTTAGTGCTGCCTTATACTGATCTTTGGCTCTTGTTGAAAGCCCTTCGCTTGCATCATCAAGGGATTGATTGAGCGCGAAGTATGCGTCTCTTGCTCCGCCCTTCATATTTACGTCGGCTGGGGTCATATCCTGATTAAACTTTGCGACCTGCTTAAGATCTTTTTGTAGATCAAAAGCTCGGCTAGCGGGGACTTGATCACCGATCTCGACAAAATCGTCAGCCTTGCCCGAGCCCAAATATCTCTCAAAAGCGTCTTGAATGGCGCGGTTTTTCTCAACATCGGCGTTAGTGAGCATATCATCACTTCTATCGACCATTCTCGATCTAAATGCCTGCTTTGCTGGAGAAATATCAGCCTGTCTTCCAGCGCCCTCAATCGCAGCAACAAGCTCTTGTCCAGCTCTATCCTTATTGCTCTCAACAAAGTTTGTGATCTTATCAAGGGCTTGACCCGTAAAATCGGTAATGCCTTCTTTCTCAAGCTGAGTGACTTGGCTTTTAATCGCAGGATCAGCGTAGTTCATAAGGGCTTCTTTTGGAACACCACTCATCTTTGAGCCAAGACTCCCAAGCATACTGCCGCCAGCTCTTCGCGCATAACCCGCAGCAATTGGCAAAGCACCTCTTGCTGGGCCAGCACCCAAGAGCCCAGGAGCCACCGCACCTACCCCTCCAGCAATCGCCACATCCCGCCCGCTCACATCTTGCGGAATACCTAAAAATTGACCCAGCTTTTGTCTTATAGCTTCATTGGCCGCAGTCGTGGCCCCACCTGCCGCCATAGCTCCAGGGATAGCGCCTGCACCGCCAGTTAATGAGCCGGCACCAAGAGCCCCTGCCGTGGCCGCAGCACCCTCGGTAGCTCCCGCATAAATGTCATAAGCAACGTCACCCGCGTCGGCTAAAAAGTCTTTTGAGAAAATGCCGGTATCGGGATCAAGGACTCGCCAATCAACGTCACCTTGTCTTTTTATTCTGATCTGCCCATCGCGACTCATATCAAAGGTCATGTCAGGATATTGGGATTTCAAATACTCAATCTGCTTTTCAGGACTTTGCGCGAAGTTTTTGGCGATGAGGCGATCTTTAAGCGCGATCTCTTCTGGCATTTCCTGAATGGTTTTGCCACCGGCTGGCGACCATTCAGGCTCAGTTTCTTGCGAATCATAAAGGGAGAGCATTTCATCACCCTCAGCCTCCGAAAGTCTGCCATCTTGAATAGCTTTTAAGATCTCGTATTCTCTTTGCTCTTTTTCGCTTAAGGCCATATTACTCGCCCCCACCTTGCATTTTAAGCTCAAGCTCTCTTAACCTTTGAGCCTTATCTTTCTTCTCATTCCCGCCAGTAGAATCAAAGTCATTCAAAATATCATCGACACTATTATACATCGTGCCCTTATAGCCGCGCATTGTGCCAGCTTGCTCAAAATATGAGCCCGCTTTCTTCTTAGCCTCAATACCTTTTTTGAGTGTGCGATAAAGCCTATCTACTCGCTCTAAGTTTTTGTCCTCATCAAGAGCTGGATCATAAGCTCTTTCGATCAATCGTGCGGCTTCTTTTTCGGTAAACTGCGCACCAAGGATCGCCTTAAGAGATTGTTGAACAACGTCCTCGACAACTTGTTGAGCATTGGCGCTATCAGGGGCGGTCCGCCTGCGAATAGCCATGGGAAGATTTCCAGTAAAGCCGCCAGTGAGATCATCTCTTGTGGCAAGCTCATTTCTAATAGTACCAAGCTGTTCTATATTTTTCTCAGCACTATTGATCTTGCCACTTAAGAACTCTTCCTCGTAGGTTTTACCAAAAGCGCGATCGACCGCATCTTGCCCCACAGTGGGCCCCTCGGATTTCTGAGCCGCTCTTTGATCAAGACCCTTTTCCTTAAGTCTTAAGTTTTCTCTTTTGTACCACTCATCAAAGGGATCTCGCCCGCCTTGCCCCTGTCGATCAACTTGATCTTTATATGCCTGAGCTTTAAAGAATGAAATGGCGTCTTGAGCAAGCTGATCTTCGCCCTGAGCTAAAGCGCCCTTAAGCTTATTGATCACATCTTGATTCTTCTCGTAGGGAGTTGGCCCGCCAAAAGAACCTGCCATGCTAGAGCCCGTCATCGCATCGACAAAAGCCGCCGCAGGCTTGAGATTCACCTTATCAATAAATGAATCATGCATTGCCTGTCTTTGCTCTATCTGCTTTTGAATACCTTCAAGAGAGCCCTGTCTTTGAGCCATAAGTTGATCCATGTATTGACTATAGTCGCGAGCCATTTCTTTTCCCCTTTAAGCTTGAAACATATTTTTTCTCATGCCGCCGTATAGATTGCCCTGAGAAAAGTTATCACTATTTGTAAAGGTAGGCTTGTTTGATAGAGCGCCCGTAGGGTCCTGTCCGCCGCCAAAGCCACCAAAGCTTTGCGCCATTCCAAGACCGCCGATTCCGCCCTGCATAGCTCCGCCTAAAGTGGTGGGCGCATCAAAACGCTGGCTCATGGTCTTGCCTGTCCAGTTAGAATATCTATTGTTCTCAGCCGCAGCCAAGTTCTGTTTCTTTTGCATTTGTTGCTGATCATTTGCCTGCACAGCCCCTAAAGCTCCCATTGCGAGCGGTAACATCCAAAGCATTTTCAAACCTCCATATGTAAAATAATTTGTTCATTCTTGGCACTTATAACTTTAAAACCATGGGCTAAATAACACTTTAAAATTCGAGTTGATCTCTCGGGACTTTTCACACCAAAAGAAACAACACCTGTCATATGCTTCAAACCAAGCTCTCGAGCCTTAACTTTGCACGCATTAAAAAGGCGACGAATCTCAATAGTGTTTCTAAACTCAGGCTTTACATAAAGATCGTTTACAAAAAACTCCGAGTCCTTTTCGTTTGCCACATACATGACAAAACCGCGCTCCGTCTCAACGGTATGTTTGTTGTATTCCTCTAGGAAATAGTCCGCGAACATGACGCCTCTTCATTTCTTATTTTCTCGTTATCTTCCCAAGATAGGCCTATAAAATCGACCTCATCGTAATCACTAAACTCTAGCCCATTCACAAAAATAGAGTGATTTGTGGTTGAGAAGTTAAAGAGAACATCAAAGTGTATATCCATAGGTTCGGCTAATTTTGAATCTTCGACTCTTATCCATTTACCTTTTTCAAGCACCATATGAGTCCCGGTGACAATGACCTCTTTATAGAGATACCAATCAGCACCCATAGCCGAGCCATAGATAACTTTTGTAACGGCCCCACCACGAGTCTGATCATTAATATCAATGTCCTCGATCTTTTTCTCCGTACCATCGGCCATTTCGATCATTGTGCCACGGGGAAAGCAAGAGCTTCTTGCTGCCTGCGCCTGAGCGTCGGCCTGTCTATTTGATGCCCAAGTTTCCATTTGAGTCTTCCAAGCATCCATCCCGTCTTGTCTTTTCGAGTCGCGCTCATTCAGAGAATTTCTAAGATCAAATTCTCGGGCTTGAAGGCCAGTCTGATTTCTTTGTTGCTCAAGACCAGTCAATGCCTGCAATTGCCCAAGGCGATTTTGCTCATCTTGGCCCTGAATACTGAGTCTGTTCTGATCAGTGTCTCTGCGAACACCTTGACGGGCAGCGAGCATATCTCGAATGGAATTAGCACCCATTCGCTCGCCAGCGCCACTCATCATGCCGCCTTGGCTTGCAAGCGCATCCATTTGACTTTGCAGACCACTTTGAAACTGAGCGCCCACATCATCAAGGGCACCCTTGCGATTAAGGTCTTGCTGATCAAGCATCAACTGAGCGTACTTACTAGGCCCATCCCTTAGAGCCTCATCCTGAAATTTATTAAAGCCTTGGTTATTGCTCATTAGATCTTCGGCGAAATTTCCGATCTGATAGCGAGAATCAATCAGGCCATCTGCGCCAAGCATAGAATCAAAGCCTGGGCGCTGAGGAGCGCCGGCCATTTGAGCCTGATCATTTTGCCATTTTAATCGCTGCGCTTGTAGGGATTGAAGCTCTTGCGGAGTTGTCGCCGTAAAAGTTTTATCACCCACCTGAATTTCCTGCGGTTGAAAGGCCCGCATTGGGCCACCCTTGCCACCTTGTGCGATCATAAATTAAACACCTTTATAAATAGTCAAACTCATCGGTGATATCGTCGTAATAACTGGTATCGGGATGAATCTCGTTTCTTGTGTCATCTGGTATCATATGATTTAAAGCTTCAATCATAAGAGCTCGCTGCCTAGAAAGGGCTTGAGTCTCTTCATAATTAAACATAGGACCCAATTCTTTAGCCCTTACTTGATCTTTGATGTATTGCTTTATGAACGCATCGGCAATCGGGACCTCAATCACATCCGTGTCGAGAGCGATCCGTTTTGCCGTGCGAATGTAATAAATTTTTACAGCTTCGGGAGCGGTTTCTCTAGCGGCGGGCAAAAGCTCCAATTGTATTCCATCTGTGGTGTCGTTTCTTAAACGATAGCGATATCTATCGAATTGTCTCTCAAGATAACGAACCTGTTCTTTAGTCTTAACGTACTCGATCTCATATTGATGATCATCGTTATTCCACTCAATATGAGTAAGCTTTGATGCCAAAATATCAGAGGGCAGAGAATAAAGAGACTGCCCACTCACCAAAGGTAAAAAGGCGTCGGTCTCAAAATACTTATCATAGAGGGAGACAATCTCTTTTTCGGCCTGTTCGATGCCATCATTAGCAAACGCTAAAAGTTCCTCATCGGCAATAAAGTCCTCGCCGTTAAGGTTCATCTCATTTTTGATTTCGGTTCTTAGCTCAGCCCATGTTTTCATTAAATTCTCCCAACTATGAATCGGACACGACAACGGGCTGAGGTCGTAAATACAAAGTGCTCGCCATCAATCCTATCGTATTTTATAGCGATTGTGGAATTATTTGTAACAAAGCTAGTCCATATATCCGTCGGCGTGAACTTGAAATTGTGCCGGATCTTGATGTCGCCTGTCGTATCGGTAGCCTCAATGTCAAAAACCCTAAATTCGCCTAAAAGCAGGGAATTAGCGTTCACTAATTCCGAAACTTTCTCGAAATTCTCCCGAACCGCAGGATCACTGACATTCTCATTATCCAAAATGATCATAGAGTGACCGCCGGAGGAGACTGAGTCATCGAAATTGGCGCATAAGCTAGGGCAAAATTGGCAATATTGATAATGTCGCCCTTCTTATAACCCCTGATTTTCCAGAGAGTTGAACTTGAATCGGTCAAGGTATTGGCCGAATCATTGACCACCAAATCCGCGCCACTTAGAGACGTGATCAAATAGTTGAACTCATAGTTTTGATGCTCAAAAGCAATATAGTAATTCACCGCCGTATCAAGCCAGTCTTTAGTCGGATGAGATAAAAGCGTTATCGTACTTGTGCTCGAATCAATGGAAACCGGGCCCAGATCATTGCTGTTCTCAATCTCGACAAAAGCATTTGTGAAGCGCACTTGTTTATACATACAGCGCACACCTTGCCTTGTGGCGGGGAAGTGTCTCCAGTGAGAAATGATCGGCAAAAGGTTCCATAGAGCCGTTGGATCTCCCCACGGGATTGTCGGATCACCCCAAGCAATATTGGAGTTGTCAACAATGGAGGTCATGGGTTGATAAGAGCCTGTGTTATCATTAGCACTCTCGATTAAAAGAGAAACCGTGCTCCTGTTCTGAGCGTTTACGTTAACCTTTGGCACCCATTTTCTTTTCCTAGGCTCACCAAAGTCATAAGCCATTGAATCAAATCTGTGAATGATAGTCTCTCTGTTCCAGTTGTCGGGTGTTAGAGTTGTCGAAACCATAACATCGTCAAGAAAATCATTGGCGTAGTAAAGAAGATAACCCCTTGGATCTAGGGTTAAGAGGTTATTAGCGTCCCCAAAATCATCGTATTCAATGCCTGAAACAAGAAAATTTGTGGGCGTATTGCCGCCGCTAAAAAACGTGATGGCAAACCCATCTTTTGGAGTCCTATAATCAAGGTGGGCAACAAATATGGTGTCGTTATAGTCCTCAAGACCCGATCTCTTGATCTTTTTTACCGACCACAAAACCCGATTTAAAAGACTATCGTAACATCCCGTGATGTTGGCCTTGTCTCTTAAGGCCACATAGGTTCTGTTTAAATCCGTTGAAATTCTCTTTGAATTAAACCCATCGGTGAAATAAAATCCGTCGGGGCCAGCGAAGAAAACACCCACCTTTGTATTCACAATGCTCTCGTGATTGACCGCGCCAATTGAGTCACTTATGAGCCTCTTCCTGGTAAAGCCTCTCCCAAAGGAATCAAGACTAACTTCTAGCCGATAGATTTTGTCCTTTAAAAAGACAATGGGATATGTGTTAATATAACCAAGACCCACAACATCGTTTTCAAACTCTTGCCGAAAGGTATTCGGAAAGGAGTAGGGTCTTGCCTGTTTACTGATTTGAACAAAGTTCGGCAGCTCCCTTGTCCCATCTTTTATGTGCCCAAGGACCACAATGTCGTTTGCAATGACCGAGTATTTAGATCTTGGCGGCGGCTCATCGGGCAAAATGCCACCCTCAACATACATTGGAGATCCATTTTCAATATCAGTATCACTCTTTGAATCCACATAGGTCGCTTGGTTTGCTGGAACTTCTCCGACTTGAAAAAATGTCTGGCCGCCGTTAAAGGTGCGAAATATCGCAACCTTAATGCTTGAGATATTATAGCCCTCAAGAGCCGTTAATTGAGGGAGAGTGATTGTTATGGCGTTAGCATTTGGAGCGCCTACGTTATCAATCTCCATATATAGCACATCGCTATTTTCAACAAAGGTCTTATCCGCAGTTTGATAAGTGTACTTGAAATGAAGGGCATATAGATAAGCGTTACCTGTGCCACCCGCACTTAATAAAAGCTCATTCAGCGTCGCCTTCTCGGTCACTTGATTGGCGGCAGCACCCAAGGTATGGGCAACGCCATCATCATCATGAACATTATATTTAGCTTTTAAATTCGCAAGAGCCGTGGCAGCACCAAAAATAGTCTGAATCTCTATCTGATCAAGAGACTGCGCGGGGGGAATTGTGCCTGGGTGTATTACTGTATTTGCTAAGTGAGAAGTGTATTTTGTTAAAAGCTCATTTGTCAGAGCGAGAAGGGTATCAAGATCTGTGGCGTTTGCAGCACTCACTTGATCGGCAATTCCAGTTGAGCTGTGCTCCGAAAGATCCACAATATGAGCGTTAAACTGGGCCTTTACATCATTAGCTAAGCGAATCAAGTAGGGGAGAAGGATATAGGGCATCCCAAGGCGCTCTAAGCGATAAGTTGAGGCGTTATCCTTCCAAAGCTTTAAAGGATAGGAGAGGTCATCGGCTGTCAAAATGATATTGTTGTTCCAAAAGTTTTGAAAAACCTTGGTGTTTTCATCGGCACTTTTTACCGCAAAAGACTCACCCACCAAATTAACCGCAGTCGCACTCGATGCCCCAAGGCTATAGATCTTATCCTCAGCCTGTACCAAAAACTCGTTATTGTAGGGGATGATGACCCTTGGGACTTCCGTTGCCGTTATGCGATACTCGTACTTTGGCCTTGAGCCAGGTCTTGTCATCAAATCTTTGTTTTCATCAATATAGAGATTTTGTGCGATCTCATACTGATTAGTGGGCCCGCCGACGATAAAGTCGGTCATCCCGCCTGAAAAATCGTCGACAACTAAAGAGCCCAAATTATCCATAGATCACCTTTAAATTTAAAGTGTTATCATTCACGTCAACCGTCATTGTCGTGCTCGAAGCTTTTGTGACTGTCGGGAATACTTGATGACCGTTATCGGTATCAATGAAAGTTATAGAGTGGTTTTCAAAAGTAACGCCTGTAGGAAAAGTGACCGTTGCCCGATACGTTGAAAAGCCAAGATCTGATCCCCACGCTGCGGCCAAAATATCTTGAGTTGTTGTCGAGAGATCTTTTGAAGCCACTCTTTCAGAATCAATGTTATCGTGTTTGTGGGCATTTACCCGATCAATGTTATGCTCAAGGTCGGTAAACCAAGTGCCTCTATCGCCGGTAGTCGGCTTTCGATAACCTTTAGAAGTTGTCGTGCTCATTGTCTACTCCTCTTGTTTATGTCATAAATTCTATCGCTTATTACTCTCAGTGTGGCCGTTTGCTCGGCCTGGGACGTTCTAACAAAGGTGAGTTCTGATCTGATAAGTGAAATTTCAGCACCAATAAGGTCGTGTTTTTTGTCCACATAAGAGACCATTTCTCTGTTAATATGCTCAATCTGATTGGTCATCTTGGCGTCTAGAACACCCATAAGAACCGAGATAGAAACGACAGATCCACCAGCTGCGGCACCTGCGGTCTTGGCCGCTTGTGAACTAAAGATATAACTAAAAATTGCACTAAACATTTCAACTATCCTTGTTTAAATATCTTTCTGAACTCTTCCATGTTCATGCCTAAACTGCCACCTGGGTCTTGCTTGCGTCCAGGAGAAATTTGGTCGTGAGATACGATCCACTCAGGATCAAACTCTGGGTTGTCTTTAGCGATATGGTTGATTAGATCCACAAGTGATTGCATTTGTGCTGGCGTAAACAACTCATAGGTCCCTTGCACGATGTTCTTTTCATTCTTAAAGAACTTCTTTTCTGTTTGAAGGTTCGCTAAGCGTGGAGTCCCATCAAGCCTCCCCCAACAGCACACCTCAATGCCCACACAATATTGGCTAATACCCGTCTTGCCTTTCCATGAGCTTTTGCCAGCGTGCCAAACAACGTGCTTCATCGGGTCAAAGTTACTTGGAATATAAAGCTTCCCGTCCTCATCCATAACGATGGCACCAAGGTTTTTGCTGGCAAGGTAGTTTACCACACCACGGGCGTTTGAACTCTTTCTTCCACTAACAGTGTAATGAACGACGACACCTTTTGGGCGACCACTAAGAGTCCTAAAGTTACCATTGAGCTTATAACGAACATTAGGCAAAGAGATAAACTCAACGCGAGATTCTTGAGTAAAGTCATTCTTTGGCTCCTCGTTAGGGCGATCAGGTTCAACGTCTTCAGTTATAATGTCAGCCTTAGCTTGAGCAATTGAGTCCCATGCCAGGTCGAGCTTTTCAAAGTCGTTTTTATCAATGGCCTCAGTGAGCGCCCATCGTGCGGTGAATAAACTATCCTTTATCTTTTTGCTCATCTTCAAGTTCCTTTAGGAGTTGTTTTTGCATTTGCTCTTTGGCGTTCTCACCCGCCAAGTGTGTCGAAACCTTGCCCTTGCCTGAGAGATCAACCTTATCTAAAAAGGCGTAATAGCTTTGTACCATTTCCTCTTCTTGTTTCTGGGCTTTCATCCATTTGTCGAGAAAGTAAAAAATGAGCGGGCCTAACGCTCTTGCTATCCATTCAATCATTCGATACCTCGTATGGGTAAAACCTGATAGCCGTGCATGATCGCCTTATGGACCATGTTTAAAGGGTCTTTCACATCTATAAAGTAAACGTCACACTCTCCACTTGGCATGATAAACTCCCACACCTTGGCATTTGGTTCAGCCGTTGTGAGGTTATATATCTCACAGCCTGGGCTTTTTGATGGTCTTACTTCGCGGTCAAACTCGTATCTTTGAATGAGGGATTCTTTAGCTTGGCACGCGGAAACTCCACCATACTGCCAGATCCTGCCGTTACACTTGGTAAGAGCTTTTAATTTATACTTGTCGTTATCTTCAAAACCAATTGTGCCCCACGCGTGCCTGCCTCCCTCGCGCTCATACACTCCTACGTCGATCGAGCAATTCGCCTCGCCATCAACAGTGTTTGCCATGTTTACCATAAAGGTATACCCATCGCGCCATCTTGAATCTTTCTTTGGGTTAGGAGTCTTGAGTTCACGGTGACAACTCGTGACTGTAATCATGTCAGCCACACCTGGAGGAAAAACTTTGATACTATAGTGAGAAGCTTTGGGCATTATACCCATGCCGTTAATTGTTAATGGGTCGAGCCACTTCTTATTGACATGATCGTAGCGCTGGATCTCCATACGCACATCGCGCTGATAGTTTACGTCAGTTTTAAGCTGAGGACGAAAACCTGCACATGAAAAAGATAGCCCCGCAGTTAGCAGGGCCAGAATTAAGTTACGCACGAAGAGCTTTAATCTCTTGTACAAGACCATAGATGTCTACGATGGTGGCGAGAGCCTTTTTCGTAACAGCATCAAGATCTTTGTCTTCAAGGCTCAACGTAGAGCCGATCAAAGCCATAACTTCTTGAAGCTCAGCCCCGTCAAGGTCTTTAAGCTCATCACTTACTTGGCCAATGTTTTCAAAAGCCTTTGGTGCTGCCATGAGAGGTTGAACAAAAAGACCAGCATCTTCCCAGCTCAACCCATCTTTTGTAGACTTGTCTACGGCGTTTCCAAGCAAAGCTAGAAAAACAACTGCCTCTTTTAAATTTTCAATTCCTACTTTTTCCATTTATTCCCCCTTAAGGTTGTTTGGTTTGTTTATTTGATTACCATTGGTCTGTTTCGATAAGGTCTGGGCGTTCTTCTAGTTGGACGAATGTTTGGTCAAAGCCGCCACCCCCGCCAATAAAGCTTGTTGAGGTAGCTGACAAGGAAGCAAAAGTTAAAGTTGACGCGGCTGCCTTGAATTTTCTATAAATAGGCACAACTATTGTATCGCCGGTAGAGGCCGAAGACTGCCTGTTTACTAATTGAGCCTGCGCAATTGTTGAACCATTGTGCTGAGCCGTTACCAAAACTGAAACATCAGCCCCGCCGGTATTAACCGAAAGCCGGAACTGTCCGCTCATCTCGTACCATTTCCCAATTTCAAGATTGCTAAACGTCAAGTCTGAAATAGTCCCATCACTAGTAACATCCGCACTCAATATCTTAGTCTGAACCTTATTGCGCTCTTTAACCGCCCCGTAGAGGGTGAGGTCTGGTATGGAAACAATATCAAAATAAGTAAAAGTTTCGGAAGCTATA